CTACACCGAAACCTGCGTTTACCGCTTGGCCTCCCATACGAAGCACATCCTCCTTGCGGTAGACCTTGCCAGATGCTACCATCTTCTTGCAGAACTCACGGCTATTGGTCTTTGTAGATTCGGGAGCATAAGCATAACGAACCTTGTACCTCTTGCCTTCTTCAGTAACTCCGTCTTGGCTGCTCTTGGCGTTAGGGAATGCGCTGCCTGTTGATGCGAATGCGTACTTGCTTAATGCCTGCTCCGCATCGTAGTCAACGGGTCTTTCATCTACAAGCTCCCACTCATCCATATTCACGACCTCGCCTACTTCTTCTAAAGCAGCAAACGCCTCCTCAAACATCTCATCGCTCGGCTCTTGGCTTGACAATTTAACGCCAGTCTCCTCCTCACGGGTCTCCATATCCATAGGCGTAACTACGTCTTCCGTAAACTCCAAAGGCTGAAGGGTCTTGAAGTACAAGTTTAGGCTGATGTCGTTGTACGCAAGAATCATATCTATGCCGTCAATGATAATCTCCTGCTTAGGTCGGATTACAAGGTTATCCAAAAGCGTAGATGCGGTCTTTAGTTCATCAGCGTTGTTGCCGAGTCCCGAATTGTCTTTAATACCCAATAGCATAGGGCTTACGATACGATGCGACACCATTATCTTCTGCGTGGCTTCAGCACTCAAGAATTGGTACTGCTCTGCGGCATCCGATAACTGAACAGGGTCAACCGTTGCAGCAAGGTCTTTGTTATCGTTGAACGCAAGGATAAACTTACCAGAGTTTGAACTACCGCTAAACTTCGTTGCAATCTGCTGCTCTATGGTTCTGCGTTCTTCTTCACTCGGTACTCCGTTGTTGAAGTTGATAAGCATAGAAGGCGAAAGGCCGTTCTGAATGTTGTTGATGTGGTAGTTGGCAATCTCCTCCTCAAGTTCTGCGTATGGAAGTCCACCTTGATAGTCAACGGGGGAGTAGTAGTAGAATCCTGCTCGGTATGGCTTGATGTACAATATCTCCAATCCCTCACGGCTTGTGCCAAATGCAGGGATGCGTACCGCAGTCTCTTTTCTGTTCTTTACATCGTTCCAATCCTTTGCGTAGTAGTACGCCTCAATCTCTCCGTCTTCGTTGCACCTTGCAGCTCTCAACGTCTCTACTGGGATGTGCTGAACCTCTACAATCATATTGTGGTCTGCGGAGTACACCACTTGAAATGCACATTGCCCCATCATCACATAGTCGGCTACGACCTTCTGCAAGCAGGCTTTCGTGAACAAGCCACGCATCGCTGCGTACTCGCTCGGCTTCTTGGCAGAGTCCGTTGCATCCAAGCCCTTACCAAAGGTCATATCCATCAAAGAGTTGAGGATGGCGTTATTGGTAGGTGAGCCGTTGTATCGGTCAATTAGGTAGCCGAAGTAGTCGTTGTTATTTCCGTATTCTACATAGTCCTTGCCCTGCACCTCTTTAACAACAGGTGTGGTGTAGGAACTGAAGTTCACAACGTGGACTTTAGATGATGATGTACTCATTGTTGTAGCTTGTTTCTTCGGTGTAGACGTTTTCGTTCACCGTAAATTTCTCGTAGTCTGTTTGCGAAGTTACGAATACCCTATCTCGATATATTAGATTTCCCGATGCGAATACCTTCAACCCATAGAATCTATTATTGACAAGTACGAACGTGCCTGTGAGGGTCATAAAACCATTCGCAGAGGCAGCAGTAACCGCAGGTGTTGCGGTGGTGTTTGTTGATTCATCAATCAGCGCAATCGTAACGCTCGCAGGGAATGTGCGAGGTATGATTACTATTGCTTGTGGCGAGGCTGATACTTGAAGAATATGCATCTTAAATAAATAACCTTTTAATTCCGATTTGTTTGAAAATAGAAAAGGGGCTTGCGCCCCTTCAACTATTCTGCCTTGCGGTAGGTTACGAGTTTGAACCCACAACAATCGTGTCAGTTGCACCTGCAAGTCCTGCGAATGGATTGGCAGTAGTAGCACCTGCGATGAAGTTGGCAGGCATTGTCTCTTGCCCTTCCATTGTCAAAGTGTAACCCGATAGGTCACCCATTGCCGCACCAGTTACAATCGTTCCACCCGTTACTTCAGCACCGTTGTTCATACCCATAAGGAATGCGTTGCCGTTGTAGTCTTGTACGATAACGTAAGGGCGGCCATAAGCAAGCAACTTCAATTCTTTGTTGTCCTCCTTCGTAAGTTTGGTCAACGTCAAATTCAAAGTCTGCGTGAAGAAGGTTGTGCCATTATCACGGCTTGAGTTAAAGGTTTGCTCAAAAGAGCTATTGCCTTTTACCAAGTATTGGTAAGCAGAGAAAGTACCACTAATGTTGGTTACCTCATCGTTGGTGAGGGTAATAGTACCCAAGTCACCATAATCTACAAAGTACACGGCACGGATGCCACCTACTACGTCTTTACAGGGTACTGCCCTGCCTTTAGTTAAATCACAAGCCATTGTTTTTTTGTTTTATTGGAATTAAAAAAGAGGGCGAGGACATAGCCCAAGCCCCCTCTTGATTTATGTTAACTTGGATTAACTGTACAGCACACAGTCAGCTCCGATTCCGTACTGAACTCCTGCGAAGAAGCGAAGGATTACGCGAATATTGGCACTTCCGTCAAGGTCGGACATATCGAGGACACGCACTTCGTTTCTCTCATCAGCCAAACCGCAGCCGAAAAATAGGTTTGAAGCTTCAGCAGCAACCATCTTGTTAGAAGGAAGACCGTTTGCCATAGCAACGCGGATGCCATCAAAGTACAAGTCTCCGTTGCCGTACCACATTGTGCCTTGATTGTCAACACCATTTGCTCCAAGACCCGAAGTTCCAAATCCACCAAGAGCGCGGACATAAGCCTTTGCAACGTTCTGTGGAACGTAGATGGTCAAGTCCTCTTTGCCGTAAAGGGCAGAAGGGATAGCATCTACAACTTTACCAAGCTCGGTGATTACGTTTGCAGCAGTCACGGTGGTAGCGGTTACGTCAATAACATCAGAGTCAGCAGTCATCAAAGAAAGGAATCCGCTAAACTCACCTGCACTTGCAGCGTTTCCGTTCCAAATGTTCTGCTCAATCTTTTGGGCAGTCTTTGAAGCAACGTGAGCGATAAGGAAGTCAGCGAAAGAAGCAGGAATGCTATCGTAAGCGGAGACTCCCATCTGACCACCAATCCAAGATGAGTAGTAGTCTTTCTTGCAAAGCTGCAAGTTTACCTGAAAAGGCTCAACGGCAAGAACGCGGTCGGTCAAAGTCAAGGTAGAAGTTGCATCAAAGTCGCACGTGCCATCTTTTACGATGTCGTTGGTGTTCACCTTCTGCAAGGTGGTTTTGTAGTTTACGTTTGGAAGAATCTCAATGAGTCCTTTGTCCAAAGTGTTAGCAGAAAGAAGCGCAGCAGAGATATACTTCTGCGCAAAAATACCTGCGTAGTTTGTAGTGATTGAAGTAGTTGTGGGCATTTTTATTTATTATTTGTTGATTCGTGCAAGGACTCGGTCAATCGTCTTTTGGGGGCGGTTGGTACTCATCTTTTGGACTTGCTTTGTTTCGGGGTTGTGCTTGATGGCTTTCGCAGCAGGTGCGGCAGATAGTTCTGCTTTAACCGCAGCCATCTCCTCCTTCTTGGCGTAACCGCCCATCTCCTCACGCATTCCTTTCATCTCCTCGCGCATCATTGCAATTTCTTCGAGAACTCTCTCAATGATTGCAACAACCGCAGGGGCTTCTTCTGCCATTGGCATATCAGCAAGTTCAGTAGCTGCTTCGGCCTCAACCTCAACTTCTACCTCTGCTTCAGCGGATGCTTCTTTAATTTCAGCGATTACGCCTTCTTCGGTGATGACGAGTACACGACCATCTTCAAGTAGGTGTTCGCCAACTGGAGCAGCAACTCGGTCATCGCCACTTACGACAAAGACTTCGTTACCTGCTTCAAATGATTCTGCCTCAAGAACGGCTCCGTTCTCAAGTGTCATTTGCTCGAACTTAACCTCGCGGATGGAGGACAGTTCAGCAAGGATGCGGTTAAGTATATTATTCGCTTTCATATCTAACTAATTAAAGGGGTTTTGATTATTTGTAACATTTTTAGAGGTCTTGCCATAGAGTATTTGTGGACTCCCATAGCGTGTTGATGGTCTGCCACTCCTCGCCAAGTATGACAACGCTTGTGCCTTGACCCACTAACGAGCCTATCCCTTGCGCTTGGATAGTGCCATCGCAGCAGTTGGACTTGTAGGTGTTGTCTTTGCATAAGCATCCACGCCTGCCACCTCTCGGTGAAGCAACGGGAAGTTTTTGTGGTCTATACATTGTTAAGTTCTTTTAGTTTAGATTCTGCCCAACGCTTACCTGCAAGACCGCCCCATAGCAGGAATGATATTGTGCCGCAGGCTTCGCTATTGCTTTCATCGTAGTATTCTTCGGCTCTTGATAAGTACGAGTACATCCGCGTAATGGTCTCTACGCTTACAGGCTTGCCCTGTGCGAGTTGCTGCGCCCTTACCTTACCGACAGGCGTTGCACACTTGTTGCCGTTCTTCTCGTTTAGTTCAATGCCACGCTTGGCGTTGTTCTTTACCGCATCGGGGTAGTCAGAGAACGACTCCATCTCGGTGCGTGTTCCCGACTTCTTACGACCATCTCTTTTTATGATTGCAACAATCTGCGCAAGCATCAATGCTGCTTCCTGCTCCTCAAGATGCGCCATCTCTTGCTTAGCAAGGTTTAGCTTGTCCACAAAGTACCCCTCAATAGAGAATCCTTTGACCTTTCCTGTCTTGACAAAGTTTGTCCAAATCTCAGGGTTGTTGACTTTCATAGATACCATCCAAGTGCCTACGGGCAAATCAAAGCCGTACTTCTTGCTCTTGTCGTGTACCTCATCTTCAATAATCCAAGACTCCACAACCGTGAGTCCGTTGATGCCTACCTCGTGTTCAAGCGTAGCGTTGTTCTGCTTGGACTTCTGAAAGAACATCTCGCTTGCTTTGCGGATGGTGGCTTCGCTGAAGTAAACATAGAACTCCTCTTGCCCCTCTGCTCGGTAGATAGGTTTGTTGGGTACGAGTGCTGCTCCCATAAGGATGCGCTTCTCATCGCTCTGCGTGGCAAACTCCAACCGTTGTGAGTTGAGGGCAATAAAGTCCTCCTCAATAGCAGGATATTCTACAAGGGAGATTGCATCAATGCCAGTTAGCAGCATTGATTCATCTAGTATTAGTTCAATTAGTTTCATCATCCGAATGTTGCGGTTCTTACTCTTTGGCGTTGTAGTTGTTGCGAGGTCGTTACATCACCACCCACAACGTATGCACGGATGGGTTGGCTGAACTGACCTCCTATGCTCTGTGCAAGTTGGTTCACGCCACCCTGTCCTACGATGTTAAATTGCGGTGGTTGTGATGGCGCGGTTGGGGTAGATGTAGGTGTGGATGGCGGTGAGCCGCCTCCCGTTGGTTGGGCGCGGTTAATGTCACGAATTGATGCAACGGTTGTTGCTGCAAGGGCTGCTAATTGAATGCCCCTATTTATTGAACCAAAGGGTTCTGGTAGCGATGTGCTATTCTTGAAGATTCCGACTGCTGCTTGCGCTGCATCTATAAGCACATTTGCTGATGCTACGGCTTTGCTATTCTTGAATAATGCACCAAGCGCACCCTGTACCGCATCAATGGACTGATTAACCATTGCGGCCTTTGCATCTTGTGCCGCCTTCTCCAATGCCGTTTGAGCATCGGTTGTCTTTTTTGTGATAGCAACAATCTCTGCTGATTGCTTTTCTTCAAGAGCAAGCCTCTGTTCTGCTGACAATTCATCCAACTGAAGCAAGGCGAAGTACTTATCACGAACTGCATTTATCTCACGTTCTTGGTCGGTGAGTAGCATCTCGTATGCCTTATCCAATGATGCGCTCTGCTGCAAATCAAAGTCTGATAATGCTTTCTCCTGCAATGCTGCAAAGGCTTCTTCGGCCTTTATCTTCTCATCGGCAGCGGCTTTCTCCTCTGCTCGCAATCCCTTTACTTCAATACCAAGCCTGCGCTTGCGAGCGATGCTCGCCTGCTCTAACTCCGATACACGAGCCTCTGCCTCTGCAATGGCTACGAGTTGCTCCTCGTTTGTTTCTGATATTCTTGCCTGCGCCTGAAGAGCTGAAAGCCTTAGCTTTTGGTTTTTGATTTCTTTGGATGCAACGGTCTCTTCTAACGCTCCTGCTTTTAGTACCGCAGCGATACGCTCCTCTGTGCTTTTGGTTAGGTCATCAGCAACGAAGCGAGCCTCTGCTATCTGCTTGTTTGCCTTTGCACGTTCTACAATTAGCGCACGTTCGGCATCCTCTACGTCATTCAATAATCCTGCGACTCTTGCTCCCTCTTTGGCTGCTGCCGCTAACGTCTTGGCAAATTCAGCCGCAGCAGCACCTGCTGCCCCAATCTTGTCGGTGACGTTCTCAACTCCAAGCGCAACCTTGCCTGCTGCATCGGCTGCGGTCTTTGCCGCTTCTTTGAACTGACCCTTTAAGACAAGACCGATTGCTTTACCAAGAGCAGGCAGTAACTCTAAAAGCCCCTCAATTCGGTTTGTGATATTTTCTTTTAGCAGTTTGCCAAAATCCTTGAGTGCTTGCTGCGGATTCTGAAATGCCTCAAAGAGCTTCTCCCCAAGTTTAACAAGTACATCAGTAAGTTTGCCAACGACTGCACCAAGTGCGCCAAGTACAACCGCTAATGCATCACCACCACGCTCGGTGTTCTTAAAGTAGGTGACAAGAGACGTTACCGCGACAAGCAGCGCCCCCAAGCCAGTTGCGATGATTGCTCCTTTGAGTGTGCCGAATGCTTTTACCGCACTACCAATGCCACCCTGCAAACTCTTGAACGCAGATACTGCACCTCCTGTGCGCTTGTCTAATGCCTCAAGGCCATCTTTGATAGCATCGTTGCTCTCTTTGGCTTTGGTCTGCGTCTTGTCAGCCTCTATCCCTACGGCCTTAAGCGCAGCGATTGCTTGACTTGCATCACCTTTAATCTCAATTATTTCAACTGCCGCCATTGTAGCTTAATATATTCGTTCCATCCTTCGGGTAGTTTGTTCTTGCCTTTGGCAATTTCAACGCAGTCACCTGCGCCAAGCCACTCATCCGAGTTTAGTATTTCAATTAAATAACTTAAATAGGTGGGCTTCATACTACGTTGAGGAGTTCAAATGTTGCTTTGCCTGTGGTCATATTCAGGCTCACGTTGTTGATTAGATACTTGGTGTTGTTCCAAATGATTGCATTCTGAAGGTTCAGCGTTATGATTTTGCCGATAGGCAACACCGCTTCTACGTTGTACACCCTACGGCTCTTGGCGTATAGGTCGGTGATGTAGTCGCTCCACTCGTTGTTGTAGAGGCTTTGGTTTACCGATTGCAGGTGGTATGGGTCTATGTCTGCTCCAAACGTGATAGCGTGTGATGCGCCTGCACTATCGTAGCGGTTTGAGGTATTGGCATACCAAGCAACGGTGACCTCCTCGCTTGTGGTGTTGTCAGAGTTTACAAATGCAACAGGATTTGGAGTTAGGTTGTAGTCATCAAAGTAGCCGTAGAATAAGATAGGCGCACCCAAGTATGGATTCAACGTGCCTGCTTCATCAGTATCTCTTGTAATGCTTTTGTAAACGAGTACGTTGGTAAGTGCGCTTGTATCTTGGTCGGTCAGCCTTTCAAACAAGGGGCATTCAAACGGAACCTCAATTAGGAACTCATCGCCATCAAAACTAAAGGTGTTATTCAAATCCCCAAAGCCGACATTGTTTGTTTGTAGGTATTGGAAGCCAAGTATCTGCTCTGTCTCTTGGTACTTAAATTCAATCTCCCTGTAAAGCGGTGGGCGGTTTACGGTGTACTCCGTGATGTCAAGATAGGTCTGATAGTTTTGGTCAGTTCCTGCTGCGTACCAATCTTCCAATGGCTGAAGCAGGAAGTTCGTAGATGTAGTCGGCACAATCACCATATTATACATCTTGAGAATGCCTGCCAAGAAGTCCTTGACCTTGATTTCGGGCATTATATCTGAAACAACTACGCTGAAGGAATAGCTTGCCGATGCGGTCTGGTCTACTTCAAATGCAACAACCGATGTGCTGATATTTGTTGCCTTGTAGTCCGTGCATTGGTATGTCATCGCAGTTGGCTGCTGCGGTCTAATAAATAATTGTACCGTAGCGGTCAGACCGAGTGTGCTTGGGCCATCAACAGATATAAAGGGGAATATAGATGTTACTGAAGAGGCAGGGTGAGAAGCTATTAGAATTGATTGTTGAAATACTCCATTTAAAAAAAGAGCAAGTTCATAGGGCTCTGAAGCGTTCTGTATTGTTACATTTACTTGATATGGCGAAGTAACATTTAATGGAGTCCAAGTATCGGTAGCCAAATCGAACTGCGAACCGCTGCCCGTATTGCGATTCATATTTATTAACTGATAGGCAATGTCGTTGCCCCCTGCAAATAGATAGCCCTCGTAGCGATGCAGCCATAGCGATAAATCAACAAACGGAGTAGCGGATAAGAACGCTCCTGTAAACGTGATGCCGTACTTCTGCTCCATAGCATCAAGGATAGCCGTTACCTTTAGCGCAGGCTTTAACTCGTAGTAGTGTATGCCGTGTTGCTCGTTAGCATTGTGGAAGCTGATGTTGCTATCATTGTGATTGCTATTGTCTGAATCATAAAACCAATTCTTTACAGGGCTGCATAACGGATAAAACAACGGAGCATAGGTGTCAGTAGTCAGCCTGTCAAATACCGCAGTATCGGAGTATTGGTGGTCAAGTTCTGAAAAGTCAAGGTCATACAGGTAGTCCTCGCCAAACAAATCAACAAGCGTTACCACATCGCCATAGAACGTCAAGGTGTACGCATACGGCTCTGTGCCTTTCAACTGCACGTTCTCTACCTCAATCACGCCTGTGCGGAATGGCAAAGAGTTTATTTCGATTCTTGCTTCTTGCCTTAACCGACCATCAAAAGTGTTAACTGTGCTTGTCGTAGTTGCACCAGAGTTCCAAGTTGTGTTAAAGGTATTCCAAATGATGCCTATGCTATTCCATACGGGGCTGCCGCCTGTCTCGGTAGTGATTAGCGACTCCGTGATATTGGCGTTGTAGTAGTGCTGAAGTATCTCGTTATTGCGTGGGCTTGCAGGAATGGTAAACCCCTGCGTGAAGTCCGTGAACACCTTGCTGATGTCCTGCACGTTCTGCACCGATAGGTTGATGCTTATCTCCTCATCATCAAAGATGTCAAGGCGAAAGCCATTAACGTAAATATCAACCTTGTTCATCGTACCAAGCTGCGCTCATCAAATCCGAAGTCAAAGGACATCGTGTAATTGATAAGCTTTGTGTTCACGCTCTTTTGGTATTCTATGCTGCCACGATTCGGAACGGCACTCACCCAGTTGCTATTGGTATAGACCGCGACATACTCGCTCATCAGAATGTCCTCAATGGTTTCATCGTAGTCTTGGTCAACGAACCCTGTGTTTAGAGTTAGGGTGTTGCGAGAGTTGACGTTGAAGGATTGGTACTTGCCTATCTCCAATGAAGGGGTGGTGAAGCCATCGTTGTAGATGCTCTTTTGGTAGGAGTCCTGCGTGAAGTTCCCACGCTCATCGCTGCGCTTGAAGAACGTGATGAAGTCAGCAACTCCAAAGCGGTTGATAAAGGCCACCTGCACAGGGTCGTACTTGGGTTCGCAGATTACATAGTAGCGAACTCGCCCTATCTCGTTTGGAGAGTCCTCGTTATCCAAGAGAATTACATCGTAGTAACTGCCTACGCCACCATCGGTCTGTGCGCTTGGCTTTACTTCCGCAGGTAAGTTACCATTGTTCTCAAGGTTAGCAGCACCTACGCCTGCATAGATTACGAGGTCTTGCGAGTTGTTGCTTGATGGGTTGGGTGGCGTTGTGCTGCCCCCCCCTGTGTTTGTCAGTAACGCGGTGGCTCCACCCTGCCAAGTGATGCGGATTGCACCCAAAGCATTAGCTACGCTATTATTTAACGCGAGGGATTCGTAGTTGCCGACAAGCACCTGCCTATCTCTATCCGTTGCAAGCACCAACTGCGATACCGCAACAGGGGCGATGTTATCACGGGTTGCCCACCCATCGGTTGCGATAAAGGCTTGAGCGTTGGAGTTTGACCATACCGCAGTTTCAGGGGCAGTTCCATTGTTAGAGTATGTCCAATCACCAAGAGGCGCAACCCACAATACCTCCGCAGGAGGACTCTGCGTGAATCCTATGTCATTCCATACGATAAAGTCGTGGTAGAACTCCGAGCGCACAAGGTCGCTGATTTCGTAGTTGATTACCTCGTTGATAGAGTACGTCTTATTTAGAGTATAGTTTGCCGTTCCTGCAGGTAATGTCTTTGCTCCGTAGTAAATCTTTAGCTGCAATGACATCGCATCAAGCGAATCGTTTGTCAAAGCGTTATTCTTGCCCGTGATAAACAAAGGGCTGCGACCCATTGACAAACTTGCAGGGCGTGATAAAGTAGGTGTACTCATTGTGTGGTAAATGCTTTGAAGTCTTCTTCTGTTAATTGAAATGCCTCTACCAATTCAGCAGGTAGTTTCTTAAACGCCAATCCAAAGGGAGTGCTAAAGAATTTGGTAGCAGGGATACCCTTATTGTAGATGCTGCGAGCAAGGGCAAACTGAAGGCTCTGCCTCTTTACAAACTGCCCCTTCTTATTTCGTACGCCATCCAATCCCTTCTTAATAGCCCATTGGCTGAACGCCTTTGCAGGGGGCATCTTATTGGTGTACTTGTAAGGAGAGGCCTGTGCGCTTGCATAGGTGCTTTTTGCGCCCCTTACTCCCTTGTCTTGATACTCACCATAGTCATCCATTGAGAACGTCAAGGAGAATGAACTTGGCCCTGTTTGCAAATCGTAGCTTAAAGAGTTGTATAGGTTCTTGCTCGCATTGCGTTTGCCCCGCGTAAGGTTGGACTTGGCCTGCTGAATAACATACCCCGCAAACTTCGCAAGCACCGCTTGTATCAAGTCCTTCCGTGCCATTTTAGCAGATGCTTATCTCGGTGTTTGCAAGCAGCACGTCAAACGTGGCAGTCCACCCTGCAAGCAGGTTCTCAAACCTCTCGCTAAAAGGAACACAAGAAGCGGTGCCATCCAACTGGTAAAGGTCGGTGTACAGAGTCCCCCTGCGCAGTTCTGTCACCACATCATTGATGACTGCGAGCTGCGTGTTCAAGATATTCTGCTCGTTGCTCGTGCCGTAGAACGGCTCTGCCTGCAAGCGTGGGTTCTCTTTGGTCTCATCTACCAAGTCCATACAAACGATGCTTACATTCATACGGACTATTTGTCCTTCAAATGTTGCTTGGTTCACAATGATGTGACTCAAAGGGAAGATGGTCTGCTTGTTTAGGTCGATGTCAAAAATATCCCCTGTCGTTACCACGTTGACTTGGCTATTGGCTTCAAGGGTATCTTTCAGCTTGGTGGTGATGTCGTAGAACTGTCTCATTTTATTGACTTTTTTATTAGGTCGTTTTCAACCTCTTGCTTTTGCTTTTCAAAGGTGAGGAAGTGTAAGCACTGGTGGATGGGAAGTTGTGTAATTGACTCAAACTGCCTAATGTCTCCCTTAGCGAGTTGATAGATTGTTGCATACCATCCCCATTGCTTGGCGAATTGTCCTTGCTTGGAGTATTCGTTTGATTCTTCGCCTCCAAAGAGGTCAGCATAGCTTGCAGTAACTCGTTCCCTAAATGCCAAAAAAAAAGCGTTGCGCCCATCGCAACATTCATCGGGGCTTGCTTCATCTGCTCCGAGTACTTCCCTGCTCCCTCGTATGGCTCTATCAGGTACCGATGCTTGACTTCGCTTGTGATAGGGCGATACAATACCGCCATCGCTTTGTGCAGGTCTTGTACGTCTTGCAGGTAGCCGTCAAGGTCAACGAACTCACCGTAGGTGATATTGTCAAGCTCTGGGATGAAGCCGTACTTGGTGTCTCCCATCGTGAAGGTTGGCGTGAGACTTGGCTTCTCGTTTATCATCGCACTAATGTGCTTGCTGATATGGCTCACATCTTTGATGCGTACGTTGGGAAGATTGGCAAGAGGCACTCCGCAGAATATCTCAAGCATCTTGTGGGTCAAGAACTCCTCATCGCCCTCAAGCCTCGCAAAGCGTTGGTATTGGTCAAGCGTTATCTCCGACAGGGCGGTGGGTACAATTACCTTTAGTTCCATTATTAAAATAACCTTTTAGTTTTAGCGTATGGCATACCTGCCAAAGTTAGGTCTGCTTAGTTTGTTGTAGGTTGCATAGCGAAGCGCATCTATGGCGTGGTTGAATGCATCAATGGGGCGATTAAGCAGGTTTCCATTTTTGTCTTCTACCCATTTGTAGTTCTGAAGTTCCTTGATTAGGTTGCTGCTGCGTGGGGTTACAAATAGCTTGTGCCGCTTCAGCACGTCAATGCCCACTATGACGCTATCTGCGCCCTTCTGCGTGGGTTTCACGTTCCATCCCATACGATGCAGCTCCTCAATAGATTTGGGTTCAGCAGAGTCAGCAAATACCTCCGTACGTCTATCAAGCCCAAGTGAGGCAAGTACGTTGCTGATGTCGGGGTTGGTCATCCCCGTGCGGTAGATAAGCTCATCCACATAAAGATTGTCACCCGACTTATAGACTGCCACCAATGCGCTTGGGTCATTCGTGTAACCCCAGTCAAGTCCGTGACATAAGAGCGTGGCATCCGTTGGTATCTCTGCCTGCCCGTATTGAAAGATGGTGGCTCTGCTCATCCCACGTTCTCCGAGTCCGTAGATTCTCCAATAGTCGTTATCGGTATCACGTAGCCGTTCTATTTCATTTCGGATGCTGCTATCAAGGAACGGGTTATCAAGGTAGGTGGTCTGATAGAAGTCGCAGTCATCACGGGTCACCACCTTATCATAAATCCAATGGAACGCATCCGAAGGGTTGTAGTCAAGGATTGCCCTGTCTTCAGTTCGCATAATAAGCTGCTGCCAATCCTCATACGTCAGCTCGTTGGCTTCGTTAATGTAAAGTAGGTTGCGCTTGCGCCCTCGTATCTTCTGCGGTTGGTCAAGGCTGATAAACTCCACAAGGTTGCCATTCAGATAATACTCGTGGCTTGACCTGTTGTGGTAGCTTTCACTGTACAGGTCGTGGTTGCGCAGTATCTCAAAGAAGTCACGCATCACCGAAGCACGCAGCGAAGGGAACGTCTTACGGCAGATGGTGATGGTCTTGTTGGTCTCTCGTGTGCTATAATAGAAAATCACCCATAGCAGGATGTTGTAAGTCTTTCCGCTACGAGTACCGCCCTGCTCAACGACTATCTTCTTATCGCTGCGCTTTAGGTGGTTGTAAACCTTATTCGTGTAAATCTTCGCCAAGCACCTCAATTTGAAATAGCTTGCCCGAAGATACGTCTAGCTCTTGGCGTTCCACATACCCACGCTTCTTGCCTTTGGTCTTTAGAAAGAAGATAGTAGCGGTGGAGTTGCCCTCCTTTATCTGCTTGTGCAGTTGGCTCTCTGCAAAGTCAATGGCTACGTCTGATAGTTCTTCGACTGCTGCTTTGTATTCTTTATCCTCTTGCAGCCATCGGTAATGCGTTTGCCTTGCGATGTCAACGCTCTTGCAAGCGGAGGTCACTACCCCTAAAGATTTCTCCAACGCATCGAGCATTGCCTTTTTATGGATGTCACTACTTGTCATCTAATTTCAAATGATGTTGTTATACGTTGTTTGGATGTTGCACCTTTTAATACACCCGTAGATTCTTTTGTTCTGCCAAATCTTAAGCATCTCCATTTATCAGATTTCTTCAAAGCGTGAATTAAAGAAGGCGAAGATGTGACTATTGAATATCTATCTTTTTGCTTTTTGTACATCTCACCAATACTTTCAAGCATCTTTATTCCGATACCTATGCCTTGATAATCGGGCAAGACAACCAATCTATGTACTTTTTTCATATTCTTTACTTTGGGATGTGGAAAATGGAGAACGCTCAAGAATGCTGCCAACTGTCCATTTATGTATGCGACAAAAACATTTGCTGCGTTGTTATGCGTGTGACTCAAATAGTGATGTTTAGCAAAGACCTTCCAAATTGACTTATCTGCTGCTTGCAATATCTCGAAGTTAATTGATGGTCTATTTTTTTTTTGCCCTTCGTAAGAACGAAAGGTCATTGAATCAGTATCAAATACCCAATCGGGCAAGAGCCAATCTTCTATATCAAAATGACAAGTTACTGCTATGAACTGTTTATTGAGCTTTCGTATTGACTTCTGTACTGCGTTGGAACCAATTTGCGCAACATTGCGGTCTACTACTGAAGTAAACTCATCAAATACAATTAAGTCTTTATCTTGGAGCAAAGCGTTTGCCAAGTCAACACGCATCTTCTGACCATTGCTCAATGCCGAATAAGGCTTAAGCCAAGAAGGCGGTGATGAAAAACCAACTGAATTGAATACTGATGTAATTTCATCAACGCTCTTTGACTTTGGCATATCATCAAGTATTGATTCCGATTCATAGTGAAAATCTGTAATGTATGCATTTTCAAATAGCTCACGAGCTATTGTTGTTTTGCCCGTTCCTGATGAACCTACAATGAGACCAACATTCCAAGAACTTGGAATATCAATGCTACCTACAAAATGCTCCTTGATGTGATTTGAGTCAAGGTCAAACTTTCCCATTACAGATGCAACACGAAAAGATTTTGAGGGCTTGGACTCCCTTACAATGTCAAAACTCGGCATTTGTACCCGTCTGATATTAACTGATTATACATCTTCTCTTGTTCTTCTTCGTTCTCAAGTTCTATTTCTATTCTGAATGCTGATTTGATTTTGTCTGACAAATCGGTTTCATCTTCTGCTTCAAGCACAGGGGTATTGTCAAAGGGCAGTTCAAGACCCCAATCTTCTAAGGCCTCTACATCCCATTGGTTGGCAAGCAAGTCCCAATCCCATTCACCGAAGCCTACGTTATCCTTAATGATAAACTCAGCCTTCTGCGCATCGGTGAGTTGGTCTGCGACAATGATGGGTACTTCCTTCAGTCCTGCGGCTATGCAAGCCTTAAGGCGCATATTTCCCCCAAGCACTACCATATTGCCATCTACTACGATTGGGCGCAGCTCAAGCATCTGTGGGAACTCCTGTATGGACTTTACAAGCTTCTTGAACTTGTCATCCTTTATGATTCTTGGGTTTACTGGGTTTGGTATGATTGTACCGATTGCTGCTCTTTGCATAACTAAATAACTCTTTTTGATAGGTGGTGGTTGTGTGTTGCTTTAAGTCGCTCCTTAAATTCTTTAATATCTCCGTATGCAACGTGGCAGGCACGGCATAGTGCCATCAGGTTTTCTATCGTATCAGCAATTTTGCTTCCACCCATTCCTCTTGACTCTATGTGATGTATGTCTACGGCTTGGCCTTGACATACCTCGCAGGGGATAAAGTCAGTTGTGGAGTAGCCCATCCCTTTGAGGTAGACCTTTGTGTGGTTCTTCACCTTTGGTAAATCCAACAGTCATCAATGAACGTAGCGCGAGGCAGCAGTTCATCAACGGCTTGGATTACTCCCTTCCAATGTTCGTGGTAGTCATCTCCTGCTATGTAGCCTCCCTTCTTTACTTTGGGTAGCCATAGCTTGATGTCTTCCTTTACCGCTTCATAAGTATGGGTTAGGTCTATAAACACCACGTCAAGGGATTCGTTGGCAAACTTCTTTGATGCTGATTTGGATGTTGCTTTGATGGCCTTGTATTTACGGTCTCCCATATTCTCCAAGAACAGGTCGTAGATGTCTACCTCCGTTGCGAGCTTGTGGGTGGTCGTGAGTTCGTTTGGTGACCCCTTCCAAGAATCTATGATTGTGATGTTTTGGGATGTTGCTTTGTCGCATAGGTAAGCTGATGACTTACCGAGCCACGCACCCAGTTCTACGAACGTGCCGTCTTCTGGCATATTGGCAAGGAGGTAGTCGTATGCTGCTTGGTGGTTGAACCACCCGTCTATTTGTTTGCTCGTTTTCATTTTAGGGCGTTGTAATAACAAAGGTACTGCTCTACGCAGATAAGTGTGCCTTGCTCGGATGCTGCTTGGGCAAAGGTACCGTCTGCCTCATACGTCATTTCAAAGCGTAGATTGGGCAGGTCGTATGGCTTGAACATATAGCAGGCGGTGTCTATGTTGCCGACTCTTGGTTGGTCGGTAGGGCGTAGCCTACCTATTTGTCCCCACGTTACGATAGAACAGTCCAAAGCGTTTAGGTTGTTCCACTCCTCAAGGAACTTTGGGTGCAGCACGTTATCATCATCCAAATAGTAAACCCAGTCCTCTTTGGTAAAGGAATCAGCATACAAGTCAAGAAACTCATTGCGGAGTGGGTTGCCCATATCTCCCGTGCGTGTGGAGTAGTGTGTGATTGATGCGCTTGTTGCTCCCTTGTAATTGGTAGCAGCATCCATCATCACAACCCACGTTGCGTACGCAGGTATGTGTTGTTTTAGCCTTACGAGGTTATGAGGGCGTGAGCAGGGAGTGACTATGTAAAGCATCGCAGTTCGTTTATCTTATCCATCGTGAAGTCCTGCACAAACTCATATAACGATTCCGTTAGGTCAGCCACTTGGTTGGGGTTTTCTTTAAGTCTTTTGATTGCTCCTGCCCATTCGCTTGGGTGCTTGATGGCAATGCAGTTCTCTTTGGTGATGTAGGGTGAATACGGTTGCGTGTTGCTCACTATCAGAGCGCACTTGCTAAATCCTGCCTCCAACATCTTTAGGTGCGACTTGCACTTTGCAAACTCCGATGTCGTAAGCGGTACGAGGCTCACGTCAAAGAACTCGTAGAGTTTGTGATAGTGTGTTGGTGGCATTGTTGGCAGCCTATGGCTTGCCTTCATTATATCTGGGTAGCCATCTACCTCTGCCACATACCCTTGATAGCCTTCAAGGTTGATTGTGGAATCCTTTACGTCTGCTGCGTGGTGATTGCCTCCGATATACCCAAAGCGTACTTCTTCGCTTGGCTTTCTCTCTACCTGCCACGTTGCTACGCTGATTGCATTGGGGATGATTCGGATGTTGGTATTGTACTTCTTGACCTTTGAGGCAAGGTGCTTGTTTGTCACCCATACCTCATCTGCTGCTTTCATAGAGCGCACGATGCGAGTTCTCATCCGCTCAACGTACAATCCCTGCAAAGGATGCGTAGGAGGCAGAACCCACCAGTCATCATTGTCAACGATTAGCTTGATGCCCTCCTTACGGCAGAGCTTTACGAAGTCATCAAACGGCTCTACTGGGAATGCACGGCTTGCAAAGATGTGAGTGACTTTAGGCCACATCTCAGGGTCAATGTCGGTGATTTTCTCAATAAAAAAGACATCGGCATCCTTGTGGCATATCAAGGGTGCAAATGTCCTGTGGTGTGATACACCAGAGTTTTGCTTGTGGAACGCGAGTACAAAGGGTCTAATCATACATTAGCCTCTTGGGCTTTGAACCATTGCGCCATCGCTTTGCGCTCAAGAAACTTCACCCACATACGAGCAGCTACTGCTCTGCGTTGGGGCTTGAAGGGGTAGGTGCTACGGAGCTGCGCCATCGCTATCCTCATAAATTGGTCTTGCATTATTCTTTGGTATTTGAGGTGTTGCAAAAAATGCAACGATTGGTTTTATGTTAAAGTTTGGTGTTCCAATAGTATTCGCATTGTCCGTGCTTGATGGGTATGCCAACAAAGAACGATTGGTACATATCCGTAGGGGCGGTGAAGCGGTAGCAGGTTTCTTTTAGAGGGCAACCTTCGCCTGTGCATTTGGTGATGTCGGTCATAACGTACCCACAACTGTGTACGAATCCAAGTCCTCACCCAAGATGAAGAACTGCTTGTACATTTCAATAGCCTCAAGGGTCTTGCGTTCTCCCTCTGCCACGAACTCTGGACTCACCGAGTAGATGCCTATGTCAAGGCTTGCCTTGTCAATAGCGACAAAGAAGAACTTGTCAATCGGCACTCCAAATAATCGGGTGTAGATAAACGCCTGCACATCGTAGCCGTACTTCTTTGCAGAATAAGGGAATGCTCGTAGGTCGGTTGTTGTTTTCAAATCAGCCAAGAATCCTTCAGCATAGATGTCAGCCTTCGCCCTAAAGGGCAGGCCGCCAATCATACCAATTTTTGGTACTTCAAACTCGCAGCCTGTGATAAGACCAAGCACGTTCTCGTTGCGCAGGAGCGCGTCAGAGATACGTTGCGCCTCGTTGTACTCTTTACGGGTGCAGAGGTTGCGCTTGCCCTTTGCATCCTGCCACGCCTTTGCGTTCTTGCTCTGCACCTCAATCACCTCGTAGTCCGCTACGCGGTGCGGCTCCAGAGCCATTAGGTGAACGAGCCTGCCTACTGCAAACGCATCGGAGTCCTCGCTGCCGTACTTCGTAACGTAGTGATACGTCTTTGGTGATGTCAGCAGCAGCTTACAAGCAGATGAGGATAGGGCGTTCTTGCCCAGTACTCCGTAGTAAAATTGGTCATCGTGCATCTTCTCAAGGATTGTCTCCATATCCCAAGTGCTTCCGTCAAGTAGTTCTATGATTTTCATTTTGATTCTGTTTTGAATGTTGCTTCATACCATTGGTCAAAAGGCACACGAAGCAGGGCATCGTGGTAGGCTATACGCAAGGTGACCTTCTCAATAGTTTCTATGTCTTTGAGGATTGATTCGGATATGTCTACCGACTTCAGCTCTCGGAGTAGTTGGGATATAGTTTGGTATTTCATTTGATTGGTTTTAATTATTCTTCGGATGCGACTTGAGTTGCCCAATTCATCCACTTAATGTAGATGTCATCGGCAAGGTTTGGTATATCCCTGTAAATGGATGTGGTAGGGTATGCGGTGGTGTTGGTATAGCCATCCTCGTTGTATGACTCCTCTATGTATGTGATTTGCATCTCGTACTCGTAGAAGTCAGCAACGTGAACGTAGCCGAGCCACTTGGCAAGAATCTCATCGGAGTTCTTATTGTCTGGGTCGTAATCCTCAAGGGCATCCCAATAGGACTGTGGCAAAAGGTCGGCATCTTCGAGCCAGAACTTTAGGTCGTTGTATGTGAATATCATCTTAAAGGCTTATTAGAAATTCAACAAGGGCAAGGCTGCCAATAAGGGTAAAGATAATTGCTAATGAAGCAACTGTCTTTGCAAGGTAAACTTTGAATTGGTACATCTGATTGGTTTTTGTTACTTACTTAATTACTCCGTTCGGTAGTTTTACCATCAAAGTTATATTCGACTCGTGGCAAAGATTTTCGTAATACGCTGATTCCGAACGATTATCGTTGACTATCGTTTCTATTCTGTATGACTCTAAAAACTTGTCTCTTTTGTCAGCCCCATTAGGAAAGTAAGACGCTATCATTACTTTGGGGTACATTTTCTGTTCTTCAATAGTTAGCATAGTGCGTGGTATTTGTGATTGGTTTTTAATTATACCCAAATATATAACAACTTTACTAATTATTCACACTCCAATAAAAAATAAATAAAAAAAAGAGGACTACTTGCCCTCTCTAAATTGCGTGTAGCAAACTGCTATTGCTTGGTCTTTGTCTGGGTACTCGCTTCCGATGGCCTCCAAGCAGCGTTGGATGTATTCGGATTGCTTTTCACCACTTTTGGGTTGAGGGATTGGCATAGGTTAAAACTTTAAATGAAACTAATCTTTGAATGTCTGGCAACTCAAGTCTGCTTATCACATCCTCTCTGCCTTCTCTTTGGTAGTATTTTCTTGTCGCTTCTTGCTTTGTGACAAACACAGGCTCTACAATCTGCTCACATAGCCGTGCAAGCTCCTGCGTTCTCACCATCACAAACCCTCCAAGCTCTGGCATATCAAATGCAATGTACTCGGCTTTGCCGTACATCCATCCATTGTCACCTTTTACGTTCTTGAACTCCACCCAGATGGTGTTGGGGTGGTTGCCCCCTTTTACATCTACGGATGTCGTTCCGTTTAGCCGTGTAACGAAGTAGTCAATGTGGTCGTAGATGTCGGTGTTGCGGTCTGACTTCTCACAAGAGTAGCCAATGGCTTCGCAAGCCTCTACAAACCTCTTTGCAGTAATGTCTCCAACTTGGTTGGAGTACACTCTGCGCTCGTTACTAACTGACATAAGCGTTGTATAATGTCTCAAGCTCCTGCAACCTACCACGAAGGCAAGAGCCGCAGCTTGTTGGCTTCACGGAGTCTTTGAACACTCGGTTGTAGATTCTATTCACTTCCGTCTGCTCAATAGCAGTCACGGTGTTCCTGCCTCGCATCTTGCCAACAAACTCGTATTCTTCTTTAGTCAAGCATTCAGGCTTCCTGTACCTAAATAGCTTGTTCAGTTTCTCCTTACGGGCATCGCATCCGCAGTCAACACCAGTTGCTTCGCTAAACCAATCTACCGCAGCCTTGATGCCTGTGGCGGTTGTGATTTGCTCTATGGTATCACCCAAGCCGCTTGGCTTCTTTGTACGCTTGGTAGGTGTCTTGGCAGTCTTCTTGGATTCGCTCTCTTGCATTTTTTAGTGTGTTGAATATGGAACGTGCTGAAATCTTGGTCTCATCCGCTAACGTGCGAATTGACATATCGGTGTTGTGGTACAAGGCAAATATCTTTTTGTCGTACCAATGCCAGTCAGTTTGGGTTGACCACACCCTGTCGTATAGTTGGATGAGCTGCACCTCTGCATCTTCGTTGGCCTCCTCGTATATAAACTCCTCAAGGATGTCCACGTCTACGAATTCAAATCTTGCTCTCTGGCGCATCAAGGTAGCGTACATATTGCGAAGCGTAACGTAAACGAAGAAGGTGTTGACCTCCGTCTCGTTGTACATTATCTTCTCGGCATCATCAACGTATTTGTACAACCGAACGTACATCTCCTGCACAAGCTCTTGGGCAAGGTCATCGCTCGCCCCAAAGCTCTTGCACATCCGAATCCAATCGGTCTGCCGCTTTGCTAATACTGCGAGGAGTCCCAAGTGATTTCTACGATTATCACAAACAGGGCAAACTGAACGGTGTGCATCACAATATCCTCTTCAAGGTAATCGGTCTTTGACCAGTTAGCCCCAACTACAAGCCCATAGATTGGGTAAAGTCCTACGTTAAAATTCATCAAAGGTGCGTTTAAGAGTTAAGTATAGTTCTTTATACTTAGATAACTCCGCTACCACCTCGTTGAGTTTATTTAGTTCCTGCTCCAACGCTTCAAAGTCGGGCTTGTCAATCGTTGCCATCGGGTTTTCCTCAAGAACGCAGCAAGCTACCTTGTAGTAGTGCTGATAGTCCCCGTAAATAAGGCGGTCTTTGTGCATCCTTACGGCATAGGCCACCGAGCTATGGTCTTTGTCTATGGCCTCACCGAGTTCGTGGAGCGTGGCGTGGTTTCGGAATGCTGAAACGAATGCTGCTCTTGCAGTAGATTCTTTATGCGCACGGCTTCCATTGTCTTGGAATCCCAGACGGGCATAGTACTGTTCTTTGCTTACTTTTAATTGGCGTATTTCAAATGGTCTCATTAGCATTTGCAGCGTTTCGCTCTGCCCTCGTTGTAATTGGTTAATATCTTGGTCATTGGCATAGTGTAGTGCTTGTGGTCTGAAAGTCTCTTAAACTTCATCTCACTCGCCCACTCCACTAAATTGTCATCCTTGTCTTGGATTATGGTGTAGTCTACTACGAGGTAGTCGCTTCCGTCAACGGAGAAACATTCGTACTTCTGAAAGGGTGAAAGGATTTGCTTCATAGCGAGTCCTCAATAATCCCTTGCAGGCGTTGTATCTCGTATATCATCTGCTCACTATCAACTCGCAGCTTGGCGTTAGCAAGGTACATCTCGTTCATCTTGCCTTCGGTGAACTGGCGGTAGTCAATAAACTGCTGCAAGAGGAGGTCTGCATAGTGGCAGCTCATAACGTGGTGCAGGATGTCATCTTGTACCTCTCTGCCTTTTGCCTTGTCTGCTGCTTGCTGCGCCAACCACATCGCAGTACCTGCAAGCATCAACTGCTTCTCCCTTATGTAAAGGTCGTGGGAGTCATCAGAAGGGTACATCAGTCGCAGGCGTTTCATCCATTTTAATTGGCAGCAAGTTACGCCCGTTTATCACAAAACCGACATTACCCAACACGCTCTGCAAAACAAGCGGTGTCTCAAGGGGCGTGATGCGCCCACCAGACTCCATCTCTTTGACCTTTCGAACGTGAATGTGTGTGTATATCCAATCGGTTTCGTGGGCTGCAAAACGGTGAATCACAACAAAACAGTCGCTGCGGGAACTCCACTTACCCCCTCCTTCAACATCTGCCGCATTTGGGGGCATTGGCATCCCTTCGTATTGGTGTCCTTTATAGAACACCTTGCGCATCGCTTCAGTAACAGGGTGGGCGTTTACGATAGTGGTGACGTTGTTAGTGTGAGCAAACACACGCAGCGCAGAGGCTACCTCATAGTGGTATTCGTGCATCCCTGTCTTGCCAAGTTTCTTTTGGTCTGTGGATAGGGAGTTGTAGGGGTCAATCAAAGCACCTGTATAGTTCCATTCGTTCTTGATAGAGTTCATCACCTCAAGAAGTTCAAATGCGGTGAATAGCCGATTGCCGTCAAGAAATTGGAAGTACTCGTTGATGAAGTCAAGCTTGCGGTACATCATCCCCTCATCAATTCCCTGTATGGGTTTGCAGACAAGGAACTCAATGAGCTTGCGCTTGAGGCTTGGCACTTCGTTCTCTGCGGAGTATATCAGCCACTTCTTGCCAAAGTTATACGACTGCAAGAGCATAAGATAAAGCAGCGTATGGGTCTTGCCCACGTTAGCGTGGCCGACCACTACGACAAACTCACCATCTTTAAGGCGTAGGTATTGGTCTACCTCATAAACACCGAGCTTGCCAGTGTCGTAGTACTTGCCCTTGAGGGCGCGTTGCAGATATGGTAACGAAGACTCGTTAGAAAGAAGGTCGGGGTGTATCATTGATTCTGATTGGTGAGCAAATATAACAAAATAATTGACATAAAAAAACCCCTCCGTAGAGGGGCTTCACACAACGACCTAATATAAAACCAATCAGAAAGGGTCGTTGCGATTTGCGAAATGCTCGGTGTGTGATGCAGGAGCAGCACTCTGCCCTGTCATCCAAGCGTTAAAGGTCTCTGCGTTGGCAAGGATGGTGTTGACATCGTGTTGCGCAGCACAAGCGTACTCCACCGCAGACTTCAAAGCAACCTGTCGGATGATAGAAGCGGAACGGTCATCTGTCTTACCAGCATATGAAAGAGCAGATGGTGCAGACTGGGTGTATCCACCACCGCCAAAAGCATTGGCTCGTTGGATTTTCACCGTACCCTTTTCGTTCTTGGTGTACTCCACGTCTTCGCCTACGGCATAGGGTGGGGTCTGTGATTTGGCAAAGGCAGTTCCAAAATCCCCTGAGTCGAACCTGACTTCAAGTTTGTATAAATCCTGCCACTGTCCTGTGGGGGTGATTGAAATAATTTTAGGCATAATAGATTGGTTTTAGATAAATAGAATTGATTGCTGCTCCAATACATCAATACGAGCTTGAAGCTCTTGTATCTTGTTTTGAAGTGCTTGGATTTGTGCTTGTTGCACTTGCACCATCTCGGTGTAAACGTCTTGTGAAAATGATAAAGTCATAACTGATTGGTTTTAAGTTATGCAAATATACAACTAATTATTCTACAATCACTCCCTCAAAAATAATTTCTGCGGTGTCTTTAGCAATGGCCTCGCTATGTACCAGTTTAATTTGTTTCACATACTTGGGGCTATCATCACGAATAGCTCCCCACTTCTTGAATGCGTCAAGCGCAAACTTCACCGCCATAATGGAATTGTCCACATCGTACTTGTAATTCACAAGGCAGGTTATATGTACGTCTGTGATTTGTACGCAGTCCATTGCGTAAAGCTGCGCAAGGACTTCATCGCAATGTAAGTCTTTAGCCTTTTTGCGAACTGTCCAATGCCTTGATGCATAAAATGCATTTAAGCTCGGAACCTTTGTGACTACAACCTTGTAGCTTTTCAATTATCGGGAATCAGGTAGCCGCATTGTATAGCGAAGTGCAGGTCTATCTTGGCTATCTCACCCAGTAGCTCTTGTTCTTTGTACTTCGCCTGTTGGCGAGCTTGGTATGTGGCTTCGCAGTTAGACATCAGCGTAGCGCACTCCTCAAGGATGAAGTCTATCTTCCTGCGTTTGGCAGGGTTAGTATAGTACTGCATATCGGCCTGTTGTTGTTTGGCTTCCTTCGCTTGTTGCGCTAATGGTTTGCTGCTCATCTTGGCGTTCAAGTTCAAAATTTAGGTGTGCGATAGCCTTTCTGATGTCATCGCAGATAGGATTGTGAGGTTTCTTCCCTGCTCTCATTAGGTAGGTGAGGGCAGTTCCAAGATTGTAATTATCAGGTTGGAAGTCCATCACCACATCCTTCGCTTCTATCTTCAACGTCTTGCCGATGTAGTACTTTGGTGTCATTAGCCAAAGGTACATCATCCCAATAAATGTAGATGTGGTCATTCATTATTTAGAATCATTACATATTAGCATAAGGACTTGCGTATGTCAATTTTATTTTGTTTTTTATCAAAGTTGAATAGTTAACTTACTTAACTTAATTACTTAATCAACTATTAACTTGACTTTAGTTAGTAGTTAGTCAACTCTTAACTTTACCAAACAACTTAAAGAAAAAGAAACTAAACAAAGAAAAAGAAAGAAGTTGCGTTCTAACGCATCCAAATACCTCAAGTCATACACTTATACCATTTTAGTATCTAAGTGCAGTAGAAGCCAAATAAACCTACTCTACGAGCTTATCTATCCACTTCTTGATGAAGTACGCAACCACAAGGATAAGCCCAAGCGTAACCGCTGCTCCTTCCAAAGTCCATCCCCTCTGCTTTTTCTCCTTTGTTAGAATCTTGGTTTGTGTGACTCGGATGGTATCGGGCAAGCACGTTGCCTCAACGTACACCTTTCGGTCTATGTACTGGAGCTGAAGCCTTACCTTGTCTTGGTAGATGGTCGTGTCCTTGTAAAGTTCCAGAGTGTCGGTCAGGTACTTTGTCTTGGTGACAATCACCGTGTCCCTTACAACTACACTCTGAAGGACGGGTTTCACAGTAGCGCAACTGCTAAGAGCCGCAAGAGTCGCAGTCAGCAGGATTGTCCACATTGCAAGTCGGTTGGGGTTTAGTTTCAAGTTCATTGAGCCAGTTATCAAAAGGTGAGGTATTTGGTTTTGCCATTGTGCTTTACTGCTTTTAGAATTTGTTTTCGGTTCTTGGTACTTGAGTAACTAACGTGTACCCACGATGGCGCACTATCAGAGCCAAATTCCCAAATGAGTTGGTCAAAGTCTAAATTGTCCTTTATCCAATGAAATAAAACATCATTGCCTGCTTCGCACTTTAGGTCGGCTGCTTGTGCTTGCGTATGCTGCGATGTCTTTGCTCCCCCTACTTTGCTATTCACCGCAGGGCTGCGGTATGCACTCGTTACTTTCACCGCACCTAAGGCATCTCTCGTGGGTTGTAAGACGTTTTCTGCAAGCGCACGGAGGTTGGGTTCCAGATGCTTGGGTAAAGCGTTAGGAAGCCCTGTTTTTGTAGCAGTCAGTTCTGCGAGGGTGAAGTTCTTGGTCACATTTTTAATATCAAAAGTTGGACATTTTACACATTATGCTCATTTGAGTTTACACTTTGCAGTTTTTGCATAGTGCTTAATGTGCATTTAATTGCACAATTTGTAGTCATAATGTACATTAAAACGTACATTAACAGGTAAAGTGCGCCTTAATGCACATTTTAACGACCTTGACTTTTGTAAGGCTTCTTGTAGTTTTTACTCGCTTTATTGGCAGATGCACTCTTGGAGTGCTTGCCTCGCTTCTTGCTCTTACTTATTCGTTGGCTTACCGCCTGTTGCTTCGCCATCTTTAGGGTCTTTTAGAAACATAAGTGCGAACGCACCCATCATAAACGCAC